AAATCAAAGCACAACTGGAGTTTGGTGGCGCCCGCCCAACACTCTTCCAGGTCCAAATAATCAACCCTGCGGATGGTGCTGGTGACATTAAGTCCCCATTTATGATCAAAGCTTCAACGATGCCTGAGTCCAGCTTGGGCTTCATTGAAGTACCATACTTTGGTCGTAAAGTAAGAGTAGCTGGAGACAGAACCTTTGCACCATGGAATGTTACGGTAATGAACGATGAAGACTTTATCGTCCGTAACTCAATGGAAGCATGGCATAGCAGCATCAATGCTCTACAGCGTAATGTTAGAGATACAGGTACATCAGCACCATCTGCATATAAGTCAGATGCGCTGGTTAAGCAGTTCTCTAAAACAGGTACATTGATTCGTGAGTATAAGTTTGTGGGTGTATTCCCAACAACTATCGCACCTATCCCTCTTTCCTGGGAAGCTGTTGACACAATTGAAGAGTTTGATGTAGAATTCCAGTATGATTACTGGGAAGTTTCTGGCGGTACTACAGGTAACGCTGGCGGCATCTAAGCTCAAGTGATCGTCTTAGACGATAAATAACTATATAATGTAAGGAGCTATTATGGCACAATTCTTCGGCTTTGAAATCCGTCGACAAAAACAAGAGCAGCAAGACGCACCATCTATAGTCATCCCCGAATCGGATGACGGTGCTCTTGCGTTTGCTGAAGGTCCAGGTGGATATGGACAAACACTTGATCTTGAAGGTCAGGTAAAGAATGAAGGTGAGTTAGTTACTCGCTATCGTAGTATGGCAATGCACCCGGATGTTGATTCAGCAATCGATGATATTGTCAACGAAACAATTGTGACAAGTGAAGAAGAGCCAATTAGCATCAATCTAGATGATGTTAAGGTTGGAACATCTGTAAAGAAAAGAATAACAGAAGAGTTCAATAGTGTGCTAACCATTATGAACTTTCAGCACGATGCTTATGATAAGTTTCGTAAATGGTATATTGATGGACGTGCATATTACCACGTTGTGATTGATAGAAATAAAGTTCAAGATGGTATTCAAGAATTAAGATATATCGATCCCCGCAAGATCCGTAAGGTCAAAGAGACCAAAAAGAAGAAAGACACTAAGACAGGTGTAGTCACTACAGAAGTTGCAAACGAATATTACGTTTACAATGAGAAGAAGTTTAAGAGTGGTGCATCTGGTTTAGGTACAAGCGGTGTAGATGCTGCTGGTGTTAAGATTGCAAAAGATTCTATTATCTACTGCACATCAGGTATCACTAATGAAGAGAATACACTTGTTCTTTCACATCTACATAAAGCCATCAAGCCACTAAACCAGCTTCGTATGTTGGAAGACGCTGTTGTAATTTATCGTATTACAAGAGCACCAGAACGCCGTATCTTCTATATCGATGTCGGTAATCTTCCTAAGATGAAAGCTGAACAGTATCTGCGCGACATGATGGTTAAGCATAAGAATCGTTTGATCTATGATGCCAATACTGGCGAAGTAAGAGACGACCGTAAGTTTATGACAATGATGGAAGACTATTGGCTTCCACGTCGTGAAGGCGGTCGTGGTACTGAAATCTCTACATTGCCAGGTGGTCAGAACCTTGGTGAAATGGATGATGTAAATTACTTCCAAAAGTCATTGTATAAAGCACTGTCTGTTCCTATATCAAGAATGGAACAAGAGAACAACTTTACTCTTGGTAGATCGAGTGAGATTAGTAGAGATGAAGTTAAGTTTGCTAAGTTTGTAGAACGTCTGCGTAATAAGTTTAGTGAGATTCTATATAAAGCACTTCGTGTGCAACTTATTCTCAAGGGTGTCATTACTGAAGATGACTGGAACGAGATGAAGTATACAATTCGTTTCGACTTCAAGCGCGACAACTACTATGCAGAATCTAAAGATACAGAGATTATGCAGAACAGAGTTAATATGCTACAACAAGTAGCTCCATTCATTGGTCAATTCTATTCGACAGAATATGTTCAGAAACAAGTTCTAAGAATGACTGATGAGGATATTGAGCAAATGCAACAGCAAATGTCTCAAGAAAAACCACAACAAGAGCCTTTAGATGGTAATGAAGAAAATCCATCACCGGAAGGACAATAAAGTTATAAATAAAGACATGAGGTATGTTACTATGGAAGAGAATGAAACAGTTGAAGTTGAAGTGAGTGATAACGATTCTAATTTTGATTTGGCACAGGGTATCGTAAAAAGTATTGTTGACGATAAACCAGCCGATGCAATGGATCAAGTAAATGATCTGATGCTAGACAAAGTTAGAGATGCTATTGCAGGTAAGCGGCAAGAAGTGGCTGCTGATCTTTTTGCAGAGCCTCAACCAGAAGATGAAGCTGAAGTAGAAGAGACTGAAGAGTCAGAAGAAGATACAGAAGCTGAAGAAGAAATTGAAGATGGCGATGAAGAGGAATTCGAAGTCGTCGACGATGAGTCAGAAACGGAAGAAGAAGATGAAGACGTTCAAACAGATTAGTGAAGACGCAGGTGCAGTAGCTACTCCAGGTGCAGGTATGGGTCACCCATATCCTAAAGGCTCTCGTCATAAAGAGTTTACAGATAAGCATGTTGTAACAACTGTAGATCATCCTGTAGCTGGTGATAACCAATTTAAGGGTGAAGGTGCTCCTAAAAAGAAAAAGCGTCTTGCCGATTACAACTATGACAAAACACAGAATAAAAAGACACCAAACATCGATCAAGATTCTGAGAACGAAGATCAAATGGCATACGAAGAAGTAGTAATCACTGACGATATTGAAGAGAATGATTTCATTGAAATCACTGATGATATCGCTGAAAAGATTGCTGATGTATACGAAGCTCTTGACGATACGAACAGAGCAGCATTTGACGTAATGTTAGAGTCTGATGAAGGTTTTGAACAAATCTTAGAATTTGTTAGTGAAGTCGAATTTGATTACGAAGAAGAAGGTGACGAGTAGTGTCTTTGAAACCATTAGCAAACACAGTAGCAACAGGTTCTGCAACTAACGTATTTCTAGCATCTGCTGTCCATCTTGCAAATGATGGAACCGCTAGAACAATTACAATTGCAAATACTATTTCAATTGAAAACGGCGGCGGCCAGGCTGCAAAGATTCGTATTCCTGCTAATGGTCAAATGGTCATTCGTAAACGTCCAACTGATACAGTATCTGGCGCCGCTGGCTGCTATGCTACATCAGTTGCAGAAGGAGGATCAATCTAATGAAGCTGATTACTGAAGTAAACGAATCAATTAATGTTTTTGAAGAAGTGCTTGACGAAGCCACTGGCAAAAAGAGTATGTTTATCGAAGGCGTATTCATGCAGTCAAACATTAAGAATAGAAACGGTCGAGTCTATCCAACAGAAGTATTGGAAAAAGAAGTAAGCCGTTACAACAAAGAATATGTAGAGAAGAAGCGCGCGTTCGGTGAGCTTGGTCATCCGCAAGGACCAACTATCAACCTTGAACGCGTATCCCACTTGATCACCTCAATGAAAAAAGAAGGTGACAACTTTGTGGGTAAAGCTAAGATAATGGATTCACCATATGGTAATATTGTTAAAGGTCTAATCAACGAAGGTGCACAGCTTGGTGTATCATCTCGTGGTATGGGATCTTTGAAGCAAAACAATGAAGGCATTAATGAAGTTCAAGACGACTTCTATCTTGCTACTGCCGGTGATATTGTTGCAGATCCATCTGCTCCAGATGCTTTCGTAAATGGCATCATGGAAGGTGTAGAATGGATTTGGGATAATGGCGTTCTGCGTGCTGCAGAAGTACAAGCTATCAAAGAGAATGTTGAAAAAGATATTAGATCGCGCGCTGATCGACAACAGTCTTTTGGTAAGGCTTTTACTAGCTATATGAATAAAATCTCGAGAAACTAGTTATTATAAATAATACTGATTTATAAATCAATCCCTAAGGAGTTATTAAAAATGTCTGATCAGGAAAAAGAAGTTCTTGAAGGCGACATCGAAGAAACGAAAGTACCACACACAGGTGGTTCTGGCGTTCCTGCTGCTGAGGTTCCAGGTCCTGTAGGGTCTGGTGCCAAAAAGCGTAAAGCCGACAAGGATGCTGGCGATAAAGCCGTACCTAAAATGGATGACAAAGGAACACAGTCTGGCACTAAAGCTGCTGTTGTTTCCGAACTTCTTGCACGTGTTAATGACATGAGTAAAGAAGATCTGGCATCATTGGTCTCAGAAATGACCAAAGAAGAGTCAGAAGAAGATAGCGAAGAAATCGTAGAGACTGAATTGGATGTTACAGAAGACATTCAAGAGATGTTGGCGAACGGTGACTTCGAGGAAGAATTTGTAGAAAATCTTCAGACAGTATTCAGTGCTGCTGTAGCTGCTCGTGTAGCTCAGGACCGTGCTGAACTGGAAGAAGAGTTCGAAACTAAGTTGGCAGAAGGCCTCGCCTCTGTTGAAACAGAATTGACAGAAAAAGTCGATGACTATCTGTCATATGCTGTAAACGAATGGAAAGAAGATAACGAAGTTGCTTTGGAAGCTGGTCTGCGTACCGAGCTTGCTGAAGACTTTATTACTGGTCTCCAGTCGTTGTTTAGCGAACACTACATTAATGTTCCAGAAGAGAAAGTAGAAGTTGTAGAAGAACTTGCTGCTAAAGTCGAAGAGCTTGAAGAAAGACTCAACAAGCAAATCGCTGAAAACGCCGAAATCTCTAAAGAAGTTTCCCAACACAGAGTTGCTCAAACATTTGACGAAGTTGTAGAAGGCCTGGCCGATACACAAGTTGAAAAGATGCGCACTATGGCCGAAGGAATTGAATTTAGCGATGAAGATGACTTCCGTAAGAAAATGGAAGTAGTACGTGAAAATTACTTCCCTACGAAAGCTCCTGAAGCAATCGTCGAGGAAGATCTGGATGATCCTGTAGATCAGGAAGAAGTAGTATCGGATCCAGCAATGAGCGTTTACGCTGATGCCATTCGCCGTACTATTAAGAAGTAATATATTATAAATAGATA